AACGTAATTGCCTATTATTGCATCACGCGTATAGCTGAAGCGGTGGCAAACATTCCGTATTCAGTACGTATTAACGGCAGTGAAGTTGAAGGCGACCCAATATTAAAAATACTCAAACGTCCGAATCCTCGACAAGGCTATAAAAGTTTTGTGAAGGATGCGATCTTACAGCGCGAAATTGGTGGCAATGTCTATATTTTGGGCAATGTTGTAAGCTCAAAAGCGGCTGAATTTACCGTTATGCGTGGCGATAGAGTTAATATTCTCAGTGATGGATTTGAACAGCCTACTGCTTACCAGTATATATTCGGGGGAAATGTTTTCCGTTTCCCAGTTGATCCTATTACGTATGAATCAAATGTTTTGCATATCAAGCTAACCAACCCTCTTAATGACTTATACGGCCTGAGCCCAATACAAGCGGCCATAATGTCAGTTGATCAGCATAATGAAGCGGCAGAGTGGAACAAAAAGTTGCTTGAAAACTCAGCTATGCCTAGCGGAGTATTAAGTTACAAAGGTAATAACGATTTTCCTGCTCTTACAAAAGAGCAAGTTGAAGTATTGACAGAAAAGTTAGACGAAAAATATGTCGGCACAAGCAACGCTGGCAGGCCAATGGTTCTTAATTTCGATATGGTATGGCAAAAGATGGGTATGTCTCCATCAGATATGGACTGGATAAATGGCAAAACTACTGCTGCACGTGATATTTGCTTAGCTTTTGGTTATCCGGCCATGCTGCTAGGCATGCCCGAAGGCGCAACATTCAATAACGTTTCTGAGGCAAAACTATCACTCTATGAAGATACCATTATCCCAATTGTTGACTCATTTTTTGAAGAATTTAGTCATTTCATTTCTGTTAAATTGAATCGAGATATTGAAATTGTCGCAGACTTAGATGGTGTTCCAGCACTCATGCCACGCCGAGAAATAGCTCGTAAAAATGCACGCGAAGATGTCAAAGAAGGGATTATCAGCATTAACGAGGCACGTGAGGAGTCTGGCTATAAGCCCGTGGATGGTGGTGATGATTTGCTCGTGCCTGCTAATAAGCTACCGATAAATTTTGATATGCAGGATGACAATGAGGAGCCTCAAAGCGAGTTATCTAAGCAACAATTTATCAGCTACCTAGTGAAGCAGTGCGGCAAAACGCAAGCATCAGCAGAACATCTAGCAAACCAAGCCTATTAATGGATAGAAATCGATATCAGGCTATTGTGCTACGCATGATGGCCGAGGGCGAGATACGTCTAGCCAGGCACTCTAAAGCGCTGATGGTGAAGCAGGCAAAATATGCGGCGGATGCATACAAGAATGGCGAAACCATTAGCAGCATACCCAACGGGGTTAGTGACTGGAATAGACTGCTAATCACTCATTACGCAGTAACCACAAAAACATTTGGCAATTTCACGTCAGAACAATTAGGTGGAACCAAGGCCAGCTTTGAAACTCTGGCAAATGGTTTTATTGCCCGCAGTGCGCTCTATCGCTCCTCAATCATTAATCAAACCACTCTAGAGGCCATTGCGGATGCTATCAGAAAAGGTCAGGAAGAGGGGCTTGGACAAAATGAGATAGCAAAACTCATTCGTGATTCAGTGGGTGGCGCTATCGCCAACTATAGAGCGCGAACGATAGCCAGGACGGAAATCCACAATGCAGCTACCTATGCATCACAGCTGGCGGCAGAGCAAAGCGAGAGACCGTTAATTCGTGAGTGGGTCAGTGCGGAGGATTCAAGAGCACGGCCTGCACATGCGGAGGCAAATGGCCAGCAGCGAGAACTTTTTACCCCATTTGAAATTGATGGCGAGTTAATCCAGCGCCCCGGCGAAGGATCTCCGGAGAATGCAATTAACTGCCGTTGCACACTGATGTACATACCTAAATCAATAGCAGAGCTATAAATATGAACAAACATTATTTTACCAGCGCGTTAGAGTTGAAATCTCTCAATGAGAAGGGCGAGTTTACGGGATATGGTTCCGTTTTCGGCAACATCGATAGCTACGGCGATGTAGTCGTTAAAGGCGCGTTTCGCAACTTTCTGAGTGCAAATAGTCCTGGTAGCGTAAAGCTTTTATGGCAACACAACCCTGAAAACCCGATTGGCGTGTACGATGAAATTCGTGAGGACGATACCGGCCTGTTTGTGAAGGGCCGTCTACTGGTGGACGATGTTCAGAAAGCCAGGGAGGCCTATGCGCTATTAAAAAATGGGGCGCTAAGCGGTCTTAGTATTGGCTATTCGGTGAATCAGGATGGCGCAAAATACGGCGATGACGGTGTGCGCTATTTGAAGGACTTGAAACTATTTGAAATCAGTATTGTTACATTCCCAGCTAATTCATCCGCCAATGTTAACGGTATTAAAAGCGCTAACCAAATTAAAACTATTCGAGATTTCGAGCGATTACTACGGGACGTAGGTTACTCGCAACAGCAGGCCAAAGCAATAGCAAGCGATGGCTTTAAAGCTATTCATCAATGTGACGTTGATGAAATAGACACTGAGATACTAACGGCTGTTAAGCAGCTATCCCAAATCTTAAAAACAGAGGTAAAACATGACTGCTGAGAATGTAAATATCAAACAGGCTATTGATACTTTAGCTACTAACTTTGAAGAATACAAAAGCGTACTAAAAGAAGTTGCCAAACAAGAAGCAAAAGGTGCTGTTGATCCACTTTTGCGAGAACAACTTAATCGCACCAATGAGGCACTTTCAATTGCAGAAGATGCAAAAGAAAAAGCCGAAAAGGGTTTACTTATTACTCAACGTTTTGAGGCATTAAAGAGTGAAGTAAAGTCAATGGACCCTGAACAAGCCAAACAACGTAGAGAATGGCTTGATATTTTTAGAAAAGGCGATATCCAAAACCCAAAAAACACTAAGTTTGCTGATTCGCTAGAAATAGGCAAAAAGTCGTTTTCTAGCTCATCAAATCCAGACGGTGCATTCGGTATTATTCCATACCTTGATAGAGCTATCCTTCAAATTATGAAGGAAGTGACACCAATGCGTCGTTTAGCAAGCCAAATTACTATCAGTAATACTGATGAATACAAGCGCCCTGTTTCGATTGATAATGATGATGTCTACTGGGCCGACGATCATGCATCAAGAACGCACACAGAACCAAATCAGTACAAAGTATTATCAATTAAAGTCGGCAACTTAGTTGCCAACGTCAAAGTTCCGCAAAACTTAATTGAAGATGTGTATTTTGATTTAGAACAAGACATTATCAATCAAACAGCACGCAAATATGAATATCGCGAAGGTAAGGAGTTTATTGACGGGGATGGTGTTGAAAAACCAAAAGGTATCTTGAAATACCCAGCAGGTACTAACTGGGGGCAAATTGAGCAAATAGCTTTAGGCGCTAGCAACTCAATTACCTATGATGGCCTTATCAATCTTGTTTATAGCGTGAAAGACCGTTATGAAGCGCGCTCGGCATTCATGATGCACAGAACCACAGTCGCAGAATTGCGCAAGCTAGCAACAGCTAGTGGCCAACCGCTATGGCAGCCTAGCCTAATACCTGGTCAACCTTCTACATTTTTAGGCTATCCAATTCACCGTGCGCCTAACATGCCAGTGGTAGCAACCAATTCACTAGCAATTATCTTTGGCGATTTTAGCGAAGGATACAAGATTGTTGACCGTCTGGGTATTACATTGCTCCGCGACCCGTACAGTGAACATCCTAACGTATGCTTTAAGTTTACTAAGCGTGTAGGTGGTGGAGTTGAAAACTTCGAAGCCATAAAGATCGGTAAAATTTCTACCTAATTAGAGGAATAACAGATGAGACGTGATTTACATAATACGATAGTAGCTGAAAACGCATTAAACGTTAGCTCAATTACTACCAATACTACAACTGCAGGATCAATTATCGATCGTTCCGGTTCCCGCGCTCTTGAATTCCTTATTCATTCTGGACCATTAACGGATGGTGCTTATACGCCTCTTATTCAGCATGGCGACCAGCCAGATTTATCGGATGCTACAGCCGTTGATGAGACCGATTTACTAGGGACAGAAGCAGAGGCTGTATTTGTGCCTACTGATGATAATGCTGTTAAAAAAATTGGCTATGCAGGGATTAAACGCTACGTACGGTTGAACATAGTTTCTACTGGCGTAACCTCCGGTGGCTCGTTAAGCGCGATTGCTGTTAAAGGCGACCTTGATTTAATGCCGGCAGCTTAATGGGCAGGCCCCTTTAATCGGGGGCTTTTTAAAAGGGGAAAGGATTATGTTAGTTAAAATGCTTGAAAACGCTAAAGGCGCAGATGACGGGATTAATGTTAAAGAATACATTAAAGATACCGAGCATGAATTAAATGTCGAATTAGCCCAAGAGTTTATCAAAATGAATGTCGCTAAAGGAATAAAGAAAGAAGCCTCAAAAAAGAATGAGAACCATTATGATGAGAAAGCACAAAATAGGACTCCTAGTAATAAAGCGGTTAAAGGAGCGCCAGAGAATAAATAATGCAACTGACACTTGTAACACCGCCAGCCGTCGAGCCAATCACATTGGCCGAAGCGAAGCTACATGCCAAGGTTGATACGTCAGCAGATGATACGTTAATTGGCGACTTAATCGTGGCTGCTCGTCAATATGCAGAGCAATATACCCAGCGGGCATTTATCAACCAAACATGGCGCCTAACCTTAGATTATTACGAGTTTAATTTTGAGCGACGCTATATTGAACTCGATAAAGGAAATATCGATTCAATCGCCAGCTTTAATTGCTATGATAGCAATAACAACGTTGCGTTATTTGCCAATACTAATTATCGCCTAAGCGGAAGCCGATTAGTTTTAGATGATAAAGCCGAATGGCCTATATTCAATCGATTATACGAGGCTGTCAGTATCGATTATGTGGCAGGTTTTGGTGCAACCGCTGCAGATGTTCCACAAGCAATTAAACAGGCCATATTAATGC